TTAGAGATATGGAAATGAACCAATAGGAGGTTAATATGGCTGAAGTAAATGTAGAAAATATGGAAGAGAACGCTGAACTCTTCATGGAGAAAATGGGCTTCGCTCATGACTCCGAAGGTCTAGACATGACCGATGATCAGCTTGTAAACTTTTTATTGCTTTGTCACCAGATGCAACATGGCATTGGCGACGAGTATGAAGAAGAGGAAATGATGGAAGATCACGACTCGGATGTTAAAGTCAAAATTATGAAAGTTGGCTCTGGCGACGATGTTCACTCTATGATGAATCAGATCCTAGGAGGTTAATATGCCGAAGCCAAAAGGAAGTAAGTCATATTCCCCAAAGCAGAAGAAACTTGCTGCTATTGCAAAACCTCGTAATAAAATCACAGGTGCCGATTTGAAAAAACTCGGAAAGAAAAAGAGGAAATAATAATGGGTGTTGGTCAAGTAGTTAAAGGACTTGTTGGAAAAGGCATAAAAGCATTTGATGACATGGACTTTGGTGCTCTAAAAGACTTGCAAGGGAATAGTAGTGTTTTGCTGGGAGAAAGAGAAACACCTTTGCCTTTAAGTGATTTTATTAAGATGTTGCCAGAAGATCTTGAACTTACAGTTAGCTCTGTTGCTGAAGAAATAAATCGTTTGCCAGATGAACTTAGCGACATAAAATTTAATTTATTAAGGGAGCTAAGTGAAAAGTATCCTGAGAAAAAGAGGAAATAATAATGGCTAAAAAACCAGGATTGTATGCAAATATTAATGCCAAGCGAAAAAGAATTAAAGCTGGCTCTGGGGAGAAAATGCGCAAGCCAGGAACTAAAGGTGCTCCGACTGCATCTCAATTTAAAGCTGCAGCAAAAACAGCAAAGAAACCGAAAAGGAAAAAGTAATGGCTAAAAAAGCAGTTGAAGCTCCTAAAGGTTTTCATTGGATGAAGTCTGGTGCAGGTTTTAAGCTAATGAAAAATCCAGCAACAGGTTATAAACCGCACAAAGGTGCTAGTAAAAAAGCATCTTTCGAGGTTCAAAAGGTTCATAAGAAGTAATGGCTAAATATAAAGGCAAAGCTGTAAAACTAAATAAGCCTCGAAGAATTTCTAAAGGCGAAACGAGCTATGGCAAAAAGAAGTCTGTCGTTTATGTTATGGATGGCGATAAAGTTAAACGTGTTACCTTTGGCGATCCAAATATGCGTATTAAGAAAAACCAAAAAGGACGCAGGAGTAATTTTAGAGCAAGGCATAACTGCGACAATCCTGGACCAAAAACAAAGGCACGATATTGGTCGTGTAAGGCTTGGTAATGGATAAGATGCCCAAAGTAAGTATTGCTGTTGTCGGGGTTGTTATTGCCCAGATTGGTGGCTTTATTTGGTGGACGGCACAACAAGCCAGCACAATATCAAACCTTGAAGAAACAGTTAATATTCTGACTGTTGAGAATAACGCTACCGATAAAACTAATCTAATTAGGGATGTAGAGCAGAATAAAGAAAATATCGAAAAAATGATAGATATTATCGCAGAATTTTATGAGGACATGGAAGAAGGCGACAATGAGATCTGGGAAGACATAGACATTATTAATGATGATATGGGAGGCATGGCTGGTCATATGATGGAAATAATTAGAGTTCAGGCTCGTGTTAAAACCTTAGAAAGCACGTTGGAGTATCTTACAAGATCCCCGATCCACTCGGATGCTAGATAATGGAACAAACGATAGAAACTTTTACTGGCACAAAAAACATTACCATTAGCGAAGGTGGTAACATGAGTGATGTAGAAGCTGGCATAGAATTTATTTACCACATGCGTGAGCATTTAGTAGATATTGGTGTTGCCACAGTTTTTGGGCTTGTCGTTTATGCTGCTGTCTTATACATTACTAAAAAGATAAAAGGTTAATTATGGCACGAGCAGCGATTAAAAAAGTAGCACAAGCAGAGATAAGAGCTGCAAAAAGTTTTTTAGAACGCAGAGGAATTAAGTCCGACGAGATCTCTCCTAAAGAGTTCGCAAAAGCTGCAAAAGAACTAGACAAGAGCTTTATGGAAACTTTAAAGATGCTGGCTCGTGAACTTTCCGCAGGTCAAGTATAGTGGCAGATCTTTTTGAAGAAGGTAAAAAGGCTGCATCTAAAGCTGAATTTATAACTGTTCCACCAGATGCAGAATTTTTAAGTGGTCCAACATATAGAGACAAAGTTAGAGGTGCACTAGATTTTATCGGAGTCGACGACAGAGGCAAAAACATGTTAGTTGGGGACTTGCGTGCTGATAATTTAATAGACAACATTGGTCTTTTAGATTTAACACCTCTTGCTTTACCGCTCGTTATACAAGAAGGATCAAGAGCTTTTCAGCGAGGTGACTATGGAGAAGCTGCTTTAGACTTAGGATTTGGTGCTGCGGAGATGGTTCCTGGAATAAAACTTTTAACAAAGCCAGCGAGAAATTTTTTTAGCTCTCTTGCCTCTAAATTATCTGGCAATATTGGTGCTTTGCCAGTGGAGAAATTTTAATGGGTAAAGGCAGGATATTAGCTGAACTAGGGGACGAAGCCTTTAGATGGGTGGCTTCTTTGGCGAGTAAGCTAGGCAAGCCAGCTGACGAACTTGCTGAGCGAATGGGAGAAAAATTAATTAATCTAGAAAAAGAGTTTCCACAAGCCTTTAGTCTTTACGAACCAACTGCGATTTTAGAAAGTTTAGAGCAAGCCAATAGAGCTCAAGCTGACTTGGCAATAATAGAGCCAGAAACATTTAGGAAAATTGCTGCCCAAATAGATACAGCAGACCCAGCTGTCGCAAAGCAAATGCAAAAAACAGTCGACCAGTATGCTGCTGAAATAGAGTCTGGCATTCCTTTAAATAATCCTGAAGACAATATTCCTTTTTTAGAATATGATGTTCCTAAGGAAAATGTTGCTCAGTTCGTTGGTCATGATGGTCGTCATAGAAATAGAGCTATGGAAAAAGTTGGAGCTTTACAATCTCTCGTTAAAGTTACACCATATTTTAGAAACCAACAAGTTATGAGCAAAACAGGAAAACCTTCGGACGTTTATACAGAAGTAAGTCCTATGCAGATGGAAGGCGAAGGTGGTAAAAAAATAGGAAGCTCAAAAGACCTATTTAAGTTTTTATCGATGTTTGGTGCTTTGCCTTTTATTCCAGGAGGCGAAGATGAACAGAACTAATTTCGGCAAACTAATGAAAGGAGGAAAGTCAATGTATGGTAAAAAGAAGCCTATGAAGAAAATGGCTATGAAAGGCAAGAAGAAGCCTATGGCCAAAAAGAAAAAAATGATGAAAAAGAAAGGATATTAATGTCAGATGAAAAGAAAGATGTTACCATTTTTGTAACTGGCGTTTCTATGTCAGGAGGTGTCAAAAATGACAGTAACAGATCTACTCAATCAGATAAAAAAGAATCTGAGGGAGAAAAGGCTAGAAATAGCTGAAAGCTTGATTCAAGGTCGGGTTTCCGACTTTGAGTCATATCAAAAGAACGTCGGTATTGCGGAAGGTTTAGAACAAGCCTCTGAGATTATCGGCGAAACATTAAAAAAACTAGAAAAGGATGATTAACATGTCTCATCAGCATGAATATAAAGACGAAGCCACAGACTCAACGGTCACAACTGACCAACTACCAGTTCCCCTGAATTGGAAAGTTTTAGTTCAACCCCATCAAGTGCAAATGAAAACAAAAGGTGGAATACATCTTCCTAGTGTTTCTAAAGACAACGAGGAGTATTTAACTGCTCATGGTCGAATTGCATCTATGGGTGATCTTGCTTTTAGAGACAGAGACTCTGGTACAGCTTGGAAAATGAATACTCCTGTAGCTGGCAATCGTGTTACTTATGGCAAATATGCTGGCCAGAAAGTAACAATTAATGGTGTTAGATTTCTTTTACTGAACGACGACGAATTAACGTCGATTCTTCCGGAAGAAGCTGAAGTCACCGCATATTTAGCGACATAACTTGGAAGGACGCTACCATGGCAAATGAAGATGTAGTTAATGAAATCGAAGAGGAAATTAAAAAGGCAAAAGGAGAGCCTGAAGATTTTCAAATCGAGATAACTGATGATCCTGCTGAAGAAGCTAAAGATGTTGCTGAGGAAAAAGCAACAGAGCAAGAGCAGCAAGAGGACGACTATGGTCCAAAGGTTCAAAAGCGAATCAAAAAACTTGTTGACCAAAGGCGAGAGGCAGAGATACAAACTCAGCAAATACAAGAGCAAAATGCACAATTAAGTGCAAGGCTCGCTCGTTTAGAGCAAGGTTCGGTCAAAAATAATGAACAAGCGTTTAATCAACGCTATGCGCAAACTAAGGCTGCATTGACAAAAGCAGTTGAAGAAGGCGATACTGAAGCTCAGGTAAATTTCCAAGAGCAGATGGCAGATATGCGTGCTGCGATGCGAATTGCTGAAATGCAAAAGCAACAAAGTGCTCAGCGAGCCTCATCACCAACAGTTGGCAGAGCTCAACAGGTTGCGCAGAATCCAGCACCTAGAAAAGCAATGGATTGGTGGGAAAAGAATCGTTGGTTCAATTCCAATGGTTTTGAGCGAGAAACTGCTGCTGCAAGATCTATAGATGTTCAGTTAGATATAGAAGGATATGACAAAGATTCAGACGAATATTACGACGTTCTTAATAATCGTTTACAAAAAGTGTTTCCTGAGCTAAACTCAGGATCAAGTCCGTCTAAGACAAGAACAAAAAGTAGACAACCAGTTGCGCCAACTACAGGCGGTTCATCTTATAAGGGCAATAGAGTGCGTATGTCGCAGGAACAACTTAGGATGGCTCGTGAACTTGGAATTACAGACGAATCAGGTCTTAAAAAATATGAAGCCGAAATTAGGCGTCAGCAAAGGAGCCAGTCATGACTGAGAAAAGAAACGTGCGTGCAAACGAAACTCGAAACTCCACTCGTAATGAGCAAAGTCGCCCAGATACTGCGTGGAAACCACCATCATTGTTGGATGCTCCAGAACCTCGTCCAGGATACACCCAACGATGGATAGCTACCTCGATTCAGGGTAAAGAAACCCCAGATAACGTGTATAAACGTATGCGTGAAGGCTGGGAACCTCGCAAAGCTGATAGTGTGAAAGATCCGTTGTTTCCGACGATCAATCATGGTCAGTGGGCAGGGTCAATTGGAATTGAAGGAATGTTACTTTGCGAAATGCCTAAAGAAAAGCATAGAGCAATGAAAGAATACTACCATAATCGTAGTATCGAAGCAAACGAATCAGTTGCAGGAGATCTCGAGGCATTAGGACGAAATAACGGACAACCAATCTATCAAGAACGGAAGTCCTCTTCGAGCCGTGGCAGGGATCTCTCTGTTATGGAAGATTAACTTTACGCTGAAAGGAGCGAATAATGGCTAATGTTGATGCAGCCTTTGGGTTTGTCCCAATTCGCCATATGAGTGGTAATGCACCCCGCACGAATAAGTACACGATTGCTTCAGGTCTTGCTGAGAACATCTTCACAGGTGACTTAGTTATTCTGATCAATACTGGTTTGCTTACTCCGCACACTGCAACAGAAACTAATAATATTGGTGTCTTTGCTGGGGTTTCTTATACCGCATCAGATGGTTCTTACGTTTATAGTGAATACTGGCCTTCGGGCACAGTCGCTACAGACATCATCGCATATGTATATGATGATCCATATACTGTGTTTAGGGTTCAAAGTGCAGGAACTCCTGCTCAGACTAATATCGGTAATTGTGCTGATGTTGTTGCTGGGGCAGGTTCAACTGTAACTGGACAATCTGGATTTGAAATAAGCGGAACAATGGCTGCAGGTATTGCTACTTGCAAAATCATTGGTTTGTGGGAAGGTCCAGACAACGCATTTGGCGCAAACGCTGTCATGGAGGTGCTTATTAACGAGCATATTCTTGGCACGAATGTTGCTGGTATATAGGAGGGTATGAATAATGGCTATGAATAGAGCACAATTTGCTAAAATGCTCGAGCCAGGACTGAATACTCTTTTCGGTCTTGAATACGACAGCTATCCCCCAGAATACTCAGCAGTCTTTTCTTCTAACAGCTCAAGTAAGGCTTTTGAAGAAGATGTATTGTTGCAAGGTTTTGGCTCTGCACCAACTAAAGATGAAGGTGC